AATGAACAATCTTAATTCCTTTAGTTGCTTTTCTTGACCATGGTTCAAATCGAAGTGACTCAATTCCTGGAACGGGGGATAGCATCTTTCCCATATCGTTATCCTTATGCAGCGGTAGACCATTTGTCGTCGGTAAGTTTCATATCAACTTCTGTTACAACTCCAACTTCCAAAGCTGAGTCGTTCATCAATTTTTGAAGGGTGTTCAATTGAGAGCGTGCCTTCAAGTGTGTTGCTTCTACCAAGGTCATAGGCATCTTGGATTGAAAAATGATTTCATCATGAATTGTCATTACTGGATAGAATAAAATTGATGGTTGTTCACAGTATTCATCTGTTTTGTAGATCGCTTCTTTAACCATTTCACCTTCGGTCCCTTGCACGACATAGTTACACGCTTTATACGCTGTAGCCATTTGGACGTGAAGGGGGTATCCACCCATTGTCTGACAGTAACGATGTTGCTTCGCTTCTTGCTCTTTGGCTCGAATGAAGTCTTCGACCAATGGAAATTGCTCACGGAACTCATCGTAAATTCCTGGCATTCCGGTCATTAATTCAATTTTGTTTTTACCAGCACCAAAGATGATTCCAAAGTTAACACCCTTTGCTGCGGTACGTTGTTTTTTGGTGGGTTCCTTGTTTGGTGCTATTTGGAAAATACGTCGAGCAACCGTATCGTGAATATCGAATCCTTGCTCAAACGAACGGATCAATTGTTGGTCACCACAAGCATACGCAAAGATGCGAAGTTGTAATTGACTGTAATCAATACACGCCCAGATATGTCCAGGGGGAGGACCAAACATATGACGTAGTGAAAAAGAAATACCAAGGTGCTCGTATCCCTTGGCTTCTTGCACACTAATGTTTTGAGTGTTTGGATTCGATGCAGAATACCTAACTGTTTTCGTTCCAGTAGGATTCAACGAAGGGTATAGCTTGTTGTCTACCTGATAAATTTTATAGTTTTTCAGATAGCGTTCAGTAGCATTGATTTTCCGTAAAGACAAAACATCTTTAATTACTCCAAAAGCCAAGTCGTTTGATTTGTACTTTGGATGCTCTTGCAACAACTCTAATGTTGCTTTGTCTGTTGAAGGGTTTCCCGATTTAGTCATCTTGGGGCAAGGTAACTTCAACTCTTTGTATAGAAGTTCTACCAAGTGAGGACCAGAGTTAGGATTGAATCCGACAACCTTTGGTTTAGACTTCTGGGGAGGTGGCGTGAAATCCGTTTTCTCTACCTTGCTAAGTAAAGAGACGGTTACGTTTTCACGTACTCTCTTTAACTCTTTAAGAGTGCTCGGAACTTGGTCTCCCTTCAATTGGAAACCTCTGTCTGTCATTCGATACGTTGGCATCAAACAACGAAGGTTCTTCTCATACGCCTTCATTTGATTCGTAGTGAACGTACTCTTGAAGTAGTAGTACAAACGAATGGTTCGTTCTGCATCACCAAGAGCGTATCTCTCACAAATGTTAGCGTAGTCTTTTGGAACAATACTCGGATGATGAAAAGCAAGATGGCTAGGCAACCACATGTCTGATTTATGCTTGTTCTTATCCAGAGCAGTTAAGTGAGGATGAGTAGGTTCTGCTGTAGCCCAGCCCAGTCGATTAGCTAGTGTCCTACTTTTCTTTACTGCGTTATCTAGTTCTTTCTCATCGTCTTCTGGGTAGTTTAAGTAATAAAAAGAACAAGGTTTCAGAGCATTGGATAAGAGCGAGTTTTCTACATGACACATGAGCATAGTATCATGAATTGTTTTTGTTTTATACAAATCGCTCCATGCTAATCGATCTTTTGGGAGATGTTTTGAACTTTGATCTTTGTCGAGTAGAAGAAACGACATACCCAACAGATCAAAGAGTCCATTATGAAACACCCATGTATCACAAGAGTTAATAACATTAAAACAATCTTCCAGAATATCTTTGTCATACCAGACTTCGCGAGTAAAAGGATCAACTTCAAACTCCCACGCCCATTGTCGTCCTATGTCATCTGCTGCTGAAAGCATGAATGCACGACAACCATGGCGAATTTGCAGCCCTGTAGATTCAATGTCAATCGCCAACGATTCCATTCAAGATTCCTTTAACTATTCCTGGGAGGCGTGTTTCCATGAGGTCTTTGTTGTTGTGAGAACTTCTTTTCTAGTTCGTGTCTTTCCGATGCAACTAAATAAGCATTAGCTACTCGGTAACACTCGTCCATGTACTCTTGATCTTCGTATTCATTGGGTATGTCCGTTTGAGCAATTCTAGCAAGAAGAATCTTTAAAGCTATCTCGTCAACAATTCGTGGTCCCATCGTCTATTCCAAGTAAAAGAAAAGAGAAACAACATTGGACGAGGATGGGATTCGAACCCATCTACCCCTAACCTTGGCATTCAGTTAGCTCGTCCACACCAGCATGATGTTAGCGATTGCGTGGCAACAGCTTGATGCGACTCTGATTCCAGCTCCTCAGAGGCGACAGGAGACGACTTCGGAGGTTGTTTGACACAGAACCAGTCGAACCTCCTGAAGTGCTCACAGTGGAGCCTGTGGAGCCTCCAGAGACAGTGACAGTGGAACCACCACTAACACCTCCAGTTGAGCCATTTGACTCCGCACTGTAGTAGACCGACGAAGCTGGAGTGTAGTATCCGTCCGAAGTATTCGGAACGTAGACAACACCGTCAGCAGTAGCGACGGATGACAGACAGAATGCAGTGATGCAGAGAAGCACCGCAGCCATCAAAAACAATAGTTTACCCTTCATGTTCTTTCCTTTCGAAAAAAGTATTTAAAGTTTATCTGGACGATCCAGTAAACATAAGCAAGGCAGGGATTCGCACCCTGCATGAGTCTATTCGTTGACCTACTTTGTCTCGTAGGGACATTCAGAACTAACGTTAGTTCTTCGACAACCTGGGTTAGACTCTATCCACTATTCAGCGTCTACCTATTCCGCCACTTGCTTACAGTGATCTATCTCGCCTAGCCTAACGAGATAGACCTATCATCATTCGAAGCTAACAGTTGTTGCTTCTACGTTGTAAATCGTACCGTCGTCACCTTCCATGGTGAGGGTATGAGTTTCACGGTCATAAGCATTGCAAGTGGCCGTCATATCATCGCCACCTTCATCAACGAAGGAACCAGGATAGCCTACGCATGACTCGTAGTATTCTGCGTCTTCATCCGAGACTTCAACGACTTCGTCGTAATCTTCTGGAACTTCCGTTTCTTCCACTTCTTCTTCAGCTTCTTCTTCAGCTTCTTCTTCTTCAGCTTCGCCGGTTTGAGCGTTGTACGCTTCAACACCTTCTGCCCAAGTCGGATAATCATTAACATCCAATCCAGCATCAGCCAGAAGTTGCGTCAATGTTTCTTGAGCGTCGGCATCTTCTTCATCGGCCAATGCTCCCAATGCTTCCAAATCGATGTCTTCTTCATCTCCGTCTTCCGGCTCACCAACAGAATTGTCATTGGTCATCGAGACGATTCGAATGTTGACACCATGCGTTTCGTCTTTCTTAGCGTAAGCTTGAAGACTCAACAAAACGGAAGGCTTTTCAGAAGTAACTTCGTCCGCAGCATCCATCATGGCATCATTGATTTTTGCTTGCGTCACTCCTTCCAAATCGTAACCAAGACGATCAAAGAAGATCATCGCGGACTTCAAATTCCGTTCCCGTTGGTCTTTACCTTTTTCCCCAGTAGGGAAACCCAAGTATTCTTGGATTGGCAGACCAGCATTTTCGCCAGTCAATACAAAGTCAAACGAGAAGTAACCGGCTTTGTTTTTATCGACCCCGTATCGAATCTTCGATACCTTTGCTGGGAAGGATGAGCGTTCTTCCGTTGACAGTTCAAGGATTTTGACCACTTCATCACCAGAAGTGAATCCAGCTACCTTTTCTTTCGAAGCGGCAACAGCTTCTTTGGCGAAAGGCTTGACTGCTTTAAGGAATTCTGCTCGTGCGTTGTTAACTGCCATCTTAATGTTTACCTAAAGGGTAACAGAGAAATTGAAAAACAAAAGAATCTTTTTTTACTCGCCTATCAGCGAGCTTTGCGTTTTACAGTTTTCTTAACTGCTTTCTTTACAGTTCGTTTAACTGGTTTCTTTGCGGTGGGGTTCATGCCGCGTTCAATGTCGAATGCACCATTCAAAGTTGAGTAGAACTTTGATGCATCATTTGGAATTTGAAGTTTTTCCATTTGCGTACCATCTTCATTTCTGAATCCGATACCAGAAGCAACTTCCAATTCCCGAGACGGATCGTGCATATACAAGCAACGATTACCGTCATCCCATCCATAGTAAAACCAGAAGTCACAAACTTGCTTCATGATCTTGCCACATGCTGGAGGGCATGAAGGACCAATCATTGTAAGGGCTTGAGTGCCTTCCATCAGTTCCATCTCACGTTCTTTGGCGTGAGATAAAAACAATACTCCGATTTTGTTTTGACGAAGATACTGAATGTATTTCGTAAAAGTAATTCGAAGTTCGTCCCACAAGTTGACGTTGGGGACTTTAGCGAAACATGACTTCACACCATAGCGAGCACAGATATGCTCTTGGCAGGCAGAGTATGCCACGTCTACAGAATCAAAAGTGATACCATCAGTATCACCACGTTCAACTGCTTCATATCCCAAGTAAACCATTTGACTCCATGGATCATGTTCGATCATTGAGTCAGGATCGTTGTAGTCAACTAGCTCTTGTAGTTCTTCCGATTCTTTAAACACAAAATCCTGTTTACGAATTTTAATGTTTTCTCGGAAAGGCTCTAAGCAGAAGTTAACATAGTTTGGAAAGGATGATGATGCAGAAGTTTTACCAATACCCTTTTGACCATAGATCAAAATGCAGTATTCCAACAACCGTTTAGGAGGTTGCGAAATGTCTGCGACTCCTGGGAGGGTGAGGGAGAACGTTCCGCTCTTTTCTCCACGAGCACCAACTGATGATGCTTTCTTCTTAACAGCTTTTTTGACTGCTTTCTTCACAGACTTCTTGACAGCCTTTTTGGCTCGAATGTCTTTTAGCTTTGCCATGTTGTTCCTATTAACAAAAGAATGATTAATCAACGAGTTCTTGAAATGGCACCTCTCCAGTTACAATTGAGTGCTTGTTGTGAAGAACCAGCAAGTCGTAATACTCGCCTTTACCGAAAGTGAGTGCGTCGAATACGCCGTGTGGCCTTTGCCAATGATGTGGATTTGGCTTGAAAACCTTTTTTCTTGTTATTGGATCGAGCACGGTTATTCTTTTTCCGTCTTTGGTTCGCTCGACCCATGGTGAAAAAGGATCATGCTTCACCGACTCCCACCATTGAATAACCGAAGTTAACAATGGGTCAAAAGTATGACGACGCCAGTGATCCAATCGTTCTTGCGAAAGTGGGTACTCCGCACGAAAGTAAAAGTGACTTGGATTTTCTTCAATTAATGAAGCGATACGATCCAAGAACTCTTCTTCTGTTTCGTCACGTTGCTTTGCTTTCGACTTGGGGTTAGCCAATTTGTAAGCTGCCAACTCTTCTTCTGACATTGCTGTCTTCGAAGGCTTGAACTTAGGTTTTCGAATAACGTTGTAGACAATCCCAGAAACTCTTTTCTTGTATTTAATCTGAGCTGCAACAGCGTACATCATTGTTTGAAGGTTGTGAGGAATGGAAGCGATAATGTGATCGCGGTCAATCCTTTCCTTCGTCTTGTTTTCTTGAATCCAAATAGTTCCGTCAGGACGTTCGATGATTTCATCAAACCTACCACGAAGAAATAACTTGCGTTGTCCTAGTGGAGTGTAAGGAACTTTGAAAACGTCTTCTTGATGAATGTATCTGTAGTTGCATTCTTCGAAGTTCCAAAGGTACCAATCGAATACAACATCAGCTACTTTTACGTCTAGGTCGGAAAGAGTGGAGTACACTCGTTTCTTACGTTTGACTTTTGCAATGATTGCTTCTGCATCTAAGTCTGGATACTTAGCGTGCGTTTCCAATAACTCATGAAAGTACGAACCAAAATCCATATTGTTTTTGGAGTGTGGTTCTCTTGCACCTTCAACAGCGTAGAGACGGAAACGTTCTCTGCAACCAATAAACTTAGCGAGAAGAGTTTGAGAAATACCATCATCCAACGTCCACATAGGTGAAGGTGCAATGGCTTTTGGGCTTCTGTTAGTCGCTTTCTTTGCCATACCTTAAACCAGTGAGAGATGATCTTCTTGGGCGTACAAACAATTCGATAATCGGTATCGCATCATGTTTTTCCCAGCAGAGTCATTGCCTACATAGACGCCTTGAATAAACGCTTTGTACGGTTTTGCTTCTGGGGGAGAATGGAGGACGCGAGCACCGACTTTGAATTTGATTGGTACTTGCATTGAGTCGTCAAGAACTAGATAGACTTCATAGCGAAGCTTTCGCTCTGCTTTCTTTTTCTTGACGTTCTTTTTAACAGTTTTCTTAGCAGTACGTTTCACTGCTTTTTTAACTGTTTTCTTCACAGCTTTCTTTGCTGCTTTTTTAACTGTTTTCTTGACAGCTCTTTTTGTCGGACGTTTAACAGTCTTCTTGAATTTCTTCGATTGCTTTTTCGCCTTTTTCTTAGTAGGCATAAAGTTACCTTAATTCTAAGATGTGGTTAGACACCTTAAGTAATGTTCTTTTGAATCGAGTTAACTCAATCAGTCCCGCCTCTTGCTTTTGTAAAAGTATTCCTGGGGAGGGAAGGGGGAAAACGATGTCTCCGCTCTGAGTAAGTTCCTCGGGTAGTTTTTGCACAGTCGCTTTAGCAATGGCTCCTAACGGACAAATAGCTTTTGGTTTAATTGTTTTAATTAGTCTAGCCAAATTGCTTCGGCAAGCAGTCAACTGCCCCTTCTTCGCAGGAAGATTCTTCGAGCTAGGATCAGGGGAAGTAGGACATAAAACACTTAAAGTAAAAGCGACACCAATTGAAGGGTCCATTACTTCGCGGACGTATTGTTCGGTTATTAGTCCATACCTTCCAGACACCGGACTTCGTGTCGCGATGTCTTCATCAGAAGGAATGTCACCGACAAACAAAACATCAAGAGAATCTTTAACTTGATACTCTCGATAAATGCTTCTTCTGTTTCGGTGCTTAGTTAATGCAACTTTTCCCAGTGGGCATTGCAGACACATTTTGCACTTCTTCACATGCTGGCTCAGTTCCATTTGATTGAACTTTATCCTTTCGATCAATCGAATCTTGCGAGGAAAAAACAAGGTTGGGGAATCGTTGACTCAGTTTGTTCATGTTTGCTCGAACGATAGAAGCAAACTTGCAGCAGACGTTGTAAAGGTCTTGAGTGGAAGCACCACGAGTCCCATAAAGAAACATTGTTTTAAAGTGCATCCAGAAGTTCAAATCTTCAACATCTTTTTGTTTGTAGAAGAAATTCTTCTTTAACAAATCAACACCGTTATCAACGGTACTCAATAGCAACGTGGTACTGAAAGCATCGGTCTTGTACATACCCTCCCCAGGGAAAGGTAATGTACCAAGGGTTTCCATGTTAATGCCATAGGCCAAGTGGCAAGCGATGGCATAGAACAATAAATCCCCTTGTTCTTCTAAAATGTTTTCTGTTGAATCACCGAGACTGTACTCTGCTACTTCGCCAGCAAACCCCATTACTGCATGAAATTGTGTAAGTTGTTTCCGCATCTTAGCTAAGGTGTTTTGATGCAACATGTACTCCGCGGTATTCATCGCAGGAGGGTTCTTCTCTTCCAAACAATTTATTAGGAATTGTGAAAGAGCGTCTAGGTGATCCACTGGAGCAAACAATTCATTAACCATTGTTGAATATGGCATAAAGAATCGTTGGAGTGCTCCAAAGAATTCTGTTTCTGTCAGCATCGAAGGAGCACTGTGATGTTCTTCGATAAGTTCCGTTATTGCTTCTGGGGTATAGGAGGCTTTCAAGCCTTCCCAGGTGTATCCAGTGTGGCTAGGAGCAATCATTGGAAAACTGCCGCGATTCAAAATCATTTTAATGTCTTTCTTAGGAGGGAGAAACTTCAGACGATCTTTTCAATGTCAGGCCCATACCCTTCGGCAAAAACAATTGTCTTAAACAGTGTGTCAAGTTTTAGGTGTGCTTTGATATGTGACAAATCAGCAAGCGATGGAAGATGCCATTGTGCTGCTTTTAGGTCACCATCAAGTTTGCGTTGACGCATGTTTTCGATTTCTGTTTCTGAAAAGAAACGTGGGTCCATAAACTTTTGTTGTCGTAGCTCATTCCTACAATCTTGAAACGTCATCATGACTTGTCGATATGAGGGATGGTAAATAAACCCGTGGTCATTGTAGAGCCAAGCATACAAAGGTTGTTGAACCATGTTTGCATACATAACACCTTGATTGTACTCACGACGTTTATACGACAGTTTTTCAAAGTAACCATAAATGGTTGTTCTTTGTTTCGGTGAGGTATATTCCTTTAAAAGTATTTTCCTCATTTGCTTGCGTGTCATTGGAGTACCCTTCGTGGCACTCATTTCATTCTGAAGAATTACCGACGCTAGAAAGTGAACAATGGTTACGTTTGTTGAACGTCCCCGTTGCAAGTGAATTGATCGTGTCGGTTTCTTCTTTGAAGGTAACGGGTCATAGCGAGTAGGAACCTCATAATAGGAACGTCGCAAGACTCGTGAAGTTGGGTTCAGCGAAACTTCTTCGATGACCGCTGTTGTTAGCGTGTAAGACATAAAACAAATAAATCATTAAAAGAAGTATGATACTTTTCCCATTCCGGTCGGAGAAAACCGGCGAGCAATAACAATCCCAAAAACCCCCGATAGTGTCAACGGGGGTTCCAAGAAAATTTTGAAAAAACAAGTATCATACTTCTTAGGAATCCGATCGGTGTTTAATCGTTAATATCAATTAAATCCATTGGCTGACTTTGAGCAATTTCAATCCCTTTCTCCATTGTTTTAAATGAAGGTTTAGGAGCGGTCATCTCTTTTCGGATTTGACATAGCAATTGAAAGGTTGGAACTTTTGATAAATTGAATTTGTTCAGCCTGTAAAAGAAATCCTCGTTAACTTGAGGAAACAAACTTTTGAGTTTAACTATTTGCTCGGTAAAGTATGCAGGCCAAAAGTCTTTAGGACATTTCATTCTAAGGTTCGGCACGCCCATAGGATGATGCAAAGCTCCGCGTTTTGTTGGGTGTCTTTTAATTGTTATTGCAAGACACTGTTCATACCCATTTTCGTTTGTGTAGTGTTCGCAGTTGCGACAGATGGATAATCGAGTAGCTATGATTTTTTCTTTGTCAATCATTCTAGTACACCAGTCAAAGTGTGAGTAAACGAATTAAAGTAATTTGCAATGTAGGTAGCCCATGCAGTTGCATACGATTCTTTTGTTGTATTTTGAATTGTCAAAGAAGGTTTCGGGGTAACTCCTGTTCCAGCGGTTACGACTCCAGCAAGCAATCCAGATACCGAATCTAATTCATAAGGTAGAAAGAATCGATTAGGAGAAGAGGAATACTCTTTATTGTTAAACGTAAGTTTATTGTTAACAATCGCGTAGGGGACTTTAATTTGTAAGGTACTGTAGTAATCTTTAAAGAACCCTATCAACAGAGCATGGTAGTCCGGGTTATCCGCAGAGTTATATGATGTTCCCGTATAGAGAGTATCAATATACGAGCCAATTTCTGCATCCGTACTTGTCATCGTTAAATTAAAAGTAATAGCTTCGGGCAAATTATCTCCAGTATAACTGGGATCAGGATTAACACCTTTTCTGTAAGCTCCTGCACTTGGAACAGAGTACACGTATAAAGGTTGATCGTATCCATCAGACACAAAGTAAGAATACTTAATATTTCCATTGTGAAATAAGTCAGATGGAAGAGGGTTTGGAATTGCCCGTTCAAACTTTAAGTATTCTAACGGATCACCTTCAAAGGTCATTTGTCTTGCAAGAGGTGTTCGAGACTCCACTGTTTCTACGCTAACACGTCCAGTTGGTGCTACAGATATTTCAACAATGGATGGAACTTGTTTTGTTAAATCCAAATTGAAAGAACCACTTAAGTTATCAGTATCGACTAAAAGAGAATCGGTTATGGATTCTCCATCTGCTCTAATTACGTCAACAAGATGCATATAGTCATCTGTCATTGATTCGACATACCCTCGCATCTTTACCACGTAGTAGTTTTGATCGTAATCCAAAGCAACTTTAGGGTACTGCATCTTCCGATCAAAATGCTGAACAACGTATTTTAAATCTCCTCCAGAAAAAACAATTGAAAGTTTACTCCATTGTCCTTCGTAAAAGTATTCTGGGGGAAGGTAGTGGGTTTCGAAAGACGCATTACAGTAAATGTTGATTCTGGCTGCATCCAGAATTTCTTGTACTTGGGAATCTACGATGTTCACATACGAACCGTAGTACGGAGAAAGCACTACGACTTCTTCTTCTTTCTGAATGTACATCTCATCCATGATAGGCCAAAGTAATTTCTCGTATCGAATCTCATCCCATTTTCGAATCCGAGTTCTTTTCTTAAAAAGAATTTCATTCTTTATTGTTGTTACAGTCTCACCTTCAATTTCTTCTGAAATACGAACAGGCTTAATCAAAACTCGATAGCCCATTGCGTAACAAAATTCATGAATGCAATCCAACTTAGTTCGCTGATACCATCTTAGTTCTTCTGGACATAATGCCGGAAATGGTTGAACTGTTTCGTCATCAAAGAAGAACTTATTGTTAGTAAATAGCTCTTTGAATGCATCCCAAGTGATGATGTCATAAGCTACTTCAAAAATTTGATCTAATGCTGCGGACACTCCTGGGAGGCGAAAGAGTGACTTTTCGACAAACTGTCGGTCCATCACATACTTAATCTCACGAATCTCTAGTACAACAACTGTCGGCATCGGAGCATTGTCTTCATAAACAATTTCATCGTCGTCGTCATAAATGATTTCTCCGAACTCGTCTCTTTGAGGTACAAGTGGTCGTTCGTGTGTGTACTTGTTCTCTACAACAAACATCTGTTCATAGACGTAGAAGGGGAACCCTTCAGCTTCGTTGTCTGGTCCTGCTGGGTCTTCTTCAACTTCTTTTTGATAGTTGAGGTTCCGAACTTGCAATAATACTTCTTCATTAATTGAAGGAGCTTGTTCATAGTACATTGCAATAATTGATTTCCAGCAGTTTCCTGAATCAGAAAGATGAAGCTCATTTCTAAAGCCTGGGAGATCAACTAAAGGAAAGCCATTAATGTAAATCATTATAGTTCGCTCATTTGAGGAGAGATTAAGGTTGGGAAGTCGTAAACTTTACATTCAATGTCATATGCTGCTTGAGGCGGGATTCCTGTTGAGCCGTATCCTTTTTGTGCATTAAGAGCATTGCAGTATGTAGTTGATAAGGTAGAGTCAACGTTAACGCCATGTCCATTCATTGTTATCGGGTAATCTAGCAAATCACCAAAATCAAGAACGTTTGGAAACTTCTTCAGAGGCAAACAGATTGGTGTAAAGCAATCGGAATAAAATACTTGAAGAGTCATTGCATGAGACCCTACAAACCAAACAAGATAATCATTGAAAGTGATTGTTGGCAACCGATTAGCAGGTATCCTCAAAGTTAGATTAAAAAGATTTAAATCTTTTCCTACATTGCTTGTGAAAAAATTTGAAACTCTATCTAAGTATGTACGATACACATGACGTGTTCGCGTTATCAAATTAGAAGCTGGTTGAAAAGGTATTCCTTTAATTGCGTCTGTTAGAACAGAACTAAAAACCGGAGGATTAGTGTATGCTGGTTCTGGAAAAATAGGTGACCCAACATCTCGAAACATATAAAAACGTTTATCGAGGTGTTCTATCATGTGAGGGTTAGAAGCATCTGCTCGATACATATCATCTTTTATGTATGAACGCGATGTTTCGTAATACGGTATTCGTGGGGCCGAATATAAATACAAAACCGACGAAGGAACTTCTGCTTCTACTTCGTCTTCTTTTCCTTCAAGTTTGAAACTTTTAGTAGTTAAACTATTTGTTGTGTACGCCGTTTCGTCAGAAGAATTGTTAATAGTAAACGATCCCGCCATTTCTCGATAGAAGATGGTGTCGTCTTGTCCTGATGCTCCCGCAGCCAATACCGTCCCATTTCTGGGATTAAAGGTTCTGATTGGTGAGTTCGATGATCCTACAACTGGCAATCGATAAGGGTTTAACCATCCATAGTCATAAATGCTGCTTAAGTTAACCCCTGTGTATACGTTTGATTTAACACTAAAAACATTATTACTTTCTGTGTAGGTCGGTGAGGCAGGTAACGTTGAAAGTTTTGCAGGCCAATCGGAATCTCGTGCTGTTATCAAATCATCTCGAAACAACGTTGCAAAATTTACCTTCTGTAACAAAAAGTAATACGCGAAAGTACCGATAGGTTCTGCTTCAAAAATCGGAGTTATATCGTCCAAATGTTCATTGATCTCATCAACCCAAGTATCTGCTAAATCAATTAATTGAGTTAACCGAAGTTTCACTAGCTCATCCCGATACGAAGGATAAATCATGAAGTTAGCCACCATTGGAATTGGTGGTTCTTTAGTTAACTTCAATACTCTTCTATAGTAAGCAGGACTTGCATCAGAACTATACGCCCAAGGAGGTAAATTAATAAAATAAAGCTTATCTCTTCCAAGAGTGTTTACTTCGTTAACTCCGATTGTTTCTGGGAGGGTAGCGGCTAGCCCTTTCGTAACTGGCGTACTGAAATTGACAATTTGTCTATTCCGCCCCTCGATGTCACCCAGATCAGGCAAGTCATAATTAATTGGCATTCTGTAACTCCATAGAAAAACCCCAGATTAATGATAACATCAATCCGGGGTTAATGATTAAGCTGAGGTTTCGGTTTGGCTGTCACGCGAAGATAAAGGATCAGGAATTTCTTGTTCCTCTTCTTCTCCATCTTCAGGAATGATCTGCTCGATTGAATATTCGTCGGACAGATTATTACATGGAAGTTCAACCAATGTTCGTAGAATTTGATTGTCTACGTCTGTTAGCACTTCGCTAACCATTGGAGCAAGAGAAGCTAGGAACGCTAAGAAAGGAACCTTTCGCCCTGTGCTGCTTCCCATTCCTCCTGAAGAGTCTGCTTCCACAACTTCTGGTGGGATTCCCATCCCTTCGAAGTATTCATTCTTAAGATCGTCACCATATACGTCCAGGCCGTCAGGTGAGCGACGGGAGGTTGGTTCTTCAAACTGCCAAAGACGCCCATCCTTTCCAGGTACAGTATCGGAGCATGGAAGCACACGGTACGATCCAGAAACCGTTGCGTGCATGATTTCCAACGCGATATCCATATTGTTTCGTGCTTCTCCTGTTTCTTTGTCAATTGATTCCCCAGTGGGAAAATACAAAGTTCCAGAATCATAACTGCAACGATAAAACCAGTTCCGTCGTACATCGCGTGCTCCGCCACGAGTCCAATTTTCGTGCCAAGGTAGATGAGCATCTCGCAAACGGGAACAACCCAAAAAAGGATCAATGTCTCTTTGATGGATATGAATAAAGGCTTTGGGAAACCTGACTCGTTTGTGTTGCCGTTCAACATAAAACCCTGTTAACTTTCCGTGTTTGCTCATCGGGTTACAAGTCATTGGGTCGTAGGTTGATAATGACTTATAAACAATTTTTCCATCCTTGTCTCGCTCATAAATAATCTGGTTTGGCGAGAACCCCCATTCAATTGCTCGAAGGGCTTTGAATAATCCGTCTACCCAAAAACGTTTTAATGTCTTTAACACGAAGTCCGCAGTTTCTTTGCTTTCGGACTTAACAACGTAGCTAAAGTAATAATCGTTGTTTTGGATAGCTCGTTGAATTCCTGGTTTTGCTGCTTCTTCTTCTGAAAAGAATTTGGTGAAAGCAAACATTGGTCCCTTCAATAAGCGAAGTGCATATTTAATGCGAGCATCACGTAGCATCAAGGGAATTGTGTTATAAGCAAAGAAAGGTATTTGGTGAGCATACCTCTCATCACCATGGACGTATCCAAGGTTATAGTTTCGTTGGGGACGATAATGCTCCAACAAGTTAATCGCATTAGCGGCTGGATTTCGACTCATTTTTGGATACTGCCATAGCTAGACGTGAGGCTTGAAGTTCCCCATAGGCTAGGACGCCTAGTTTGTATGCGGAGTTTGCATCAAGTTTAGGGGTGAATGCTTTTTCTAATGTTTGTTCAGCTCGAATGTGAGGTAGAGCCAGGGCTAGATAACGAAAGTCACTAGCCCTAGACACTACTAAACAATTCATTCTGTGGAGGGTGCGGATTCTTGTGATAATTTTTTTTTGATTTCAGCAATCATATCTGATACTGCATCAAACAAGAAAGCCGCCTGAGTCGAAGAAATATCTTTATTGTATTTCTTCTTAAACTTGGAAGGAAACAATGTTTTCCATTCTACACCTTGAGGCTTAGCTTCTTCGATGGTTTTGAAGACAAGGTCTTCAAGTTCGAGAATATCCACGTCAAGGGTATCGTTACCAAGAGTAACGGTAACAGTGGTTTCAGATTCATCTGGGAGAAAGATGGAGCGAGTCATATCTGGTCCTATGGAAAGGGAAAAGGTTGATTGTAAAACGTTTTTCGTCTTCGTCAAGTGTAGATGTTTTCCGCACCTGTTGTTTCAATCTGGGAAAGTAGATCGTCTTTCGACAAATCACCATCAAAGGCGTACCACTGTTCCCATGCTGCTACGTATGTAGGAAAGTCGCCTCCAGTACCTTTTGGCATCATCATTGTTCTGTGCTTGCCAATCTTGATTGCTCGTTTCCCTGCAATGGAGAGTACCGAAGGAATTGGAATCTTGTAACGAGCACGCATTGCATGACCCTTTACTTGCAGATACACCCGTGAGTTTCCTGCTGCGAATATGCGGCGAGGATACTGTGTAGGAGTGCTGCTAGCAAGCATTGCATCAATGTTACCACCTCGAATTTCTCGTCGAACATTTGGCAGCGGAGAAGGAACAACAGTTTCATCTTCATCATTTACTGTACGAACATAATTGTCATACATTTCTTTGGATGAAAAGTCTTCTGCGGTAAATTCTGTAGCCGTTGTTGTTTGAACGGTAGGAAACGATTCATGAAAAAAGTATTTTTGTTCATACTCAATCCAAGAGTGTTCGGGGTGAATGTCAAAAGTATCCCGAGCATACACTTCCGCACTTCCCTGGGAAGGGTAAGGCGAATCCCAAGTTAGCTTTTCATTTCCAATGTCTGCTTCTGATTGTGCATATCTCTGTCTACCCATTGGAAACGAATAACGTTTTCTTGCTTGATAAGCTGGGTCTTCTTCGTTCGGGTCAACAACCATTGAAATGAGTTGGGCCTTTTGCATTTGCTGCGTATGGTCCCCATCTCTTGTTTTGTAGGTGTTGAAGCTATGCCCTGAATTAACAATTTCGTGACCTGCGTTATCGCGATGCGGTCTATTGTTGTTTGCTAGGCTTGAAGGAATAATCCCATCTTCTGAAGTCGGGCTATACCCGAATGCAGGATCAGTAGAAATATTCCAATCGTACCATTGTTCTGAAACAGTTCGAGGAACGTATTGTCCAGTGTATACCGATGACGATGCAAGATTTAATGCTTGCTGGTAATCATTGTTCAATCGATCAAAGAAACACGTTGCGGTGAATACTTCGCTGAATGGAGCAATGGTTACAAATCCAGCAGAAACGTTGATTACCCGATTAAAGTTATTATGTTTTATTCGGAACATCATCGGAATAGATCGAGTAGACGCTGTGTCTTTCTTCGATACTGTGCCTACGTCTTTTGTTGGCTCTAGCGTTGTTGTTGGCGAGTCTCCGTCTCCAATGTTAATTAGTTTTTGAAGATTCGCTAAGTTCGGCATACCAATACTAGCGTTTCGCATTTTCTGCAAAATCATCAAGTGCAACACGTACCAACCGTAATCGGCAGGCATTCGGTGAGGAACTTTGATACGAGCGTTGATAATGTTTTTCCATGTGATGAATCCTTTACCCTCCATTGGTGAAGCGGCGAACAAAGAGGATTCAAGTTCTTGTTCAAATTCAATATCTCTAATGCCGTAAGGGTATGCTGAATTACTCTTCACTTGCGTGTAAGTAATACTGAACTTTGCAGCCCTTCCAGTCTTATCAATATTAAATTGTTTTTTCTCATGAAACCCATTCACTTGTGCATACAGTGAACCCTCGCCTGCAAGAATTTGATCTCGACTTAAGGTTGAAGGGTTCTGAAATTGACTAGGAGTCATTTCCAAAGACAACCAATCCCGAGCAGCGTAAATAGACTCTAGAGTTTCTCCATAGATCGTTCCAGCATAGATCACCATCAAGTAACCTTCTTCATCGATGTCTAGTCGAAGTTCAGAAGAAATCTTTGGTGGTCCTGGGAGGTTGTATTCTCGATCTTCAAAGTTTTCCGCAGTACGAAAAGTCACAGTCCAGTTTGCGATAACTTTGTCAGAACAAAGCACTTTATCAAAAGTTAATGATTTAGTGATAGGTCCGTTGAAGTTGTCGTAAACGTTTCCTGAAATCGGCGGTTGTTGATAGACAGGATTTTCTGTTGTTCCTCCAGTGATGAAGTTTGGATGATCTCGATAGTTGCTCGAAATGATTTTTCGGAACATCGTAGGATACGCACCAAAGTTGAGTCCCAACCCTTGACGGGTCAGGACTCGTCGGACTGCATCTAGCTTGGCAGTGAAATCATCCGTTTTATTGATTGTATTAAGATCAACTGTATCCGAGATGAAAGGCCCAAAGTCAGAGTCATCGCCCAACAAAAATTTAATTTCAAGTGTGGTTTCGTGATAGATAACTCTGACTCCACCCTCATCAAGAACGGGAGTGATGTCCGGTTTGACTGAAAGAACATTTTGCAATCGAACGTAAAAATCAAATGCGTCAGTATCTTCAATATCCGGCAGTGCCGTTAGGTTGTCTGTGTTTTCGTTCAATCCAAAAACAATGATATCAGTACAAGCCATGATTAGAATCCGTTTGGTGTGTTAAACTTCAGTTCGCCAGGGTTACTCTCATCCGAAAATTGATCTTGAGAGTTGAAGAAATTATTAATCTCTGCCAACGCTCCATCATCAAATTTCTGCTCTTTATTGTTTTTCTGATCTTCCCGTAAGCTATCGAGCAATGTGTTTGTTGCTTCACCAAGTGATGACAGACCGTTCAATGAATTGAGCATAGGTCCGAGAACTGGTAGGTGACTAGCAACTGGTACTACGATTTTATTACTTACAGTTAGAATCAGATTCAATACACGAAGCATTGCAATAAGGAGAGGACCAAAGTATTGCATGATCTTCTCGGCAGATTCCCGAATGGTTAATGTTAACTCTGTCGTTGCTTCTTGATACGAAGCTGTCATGTCATCCATGCGAAGGCTTCGTTCTAATTCATCCATCGTCAATATCAAATCTTTTTCAATTGACGATTCAAGGGTACTACCACCGATTGACTTTTGTGAAAGTTTTTCGAGATAGCTAACCCCTGCATCCATGCCTGCCATTAATGGTTGAATTACTGCATCGGCCAAAACCTTTCCAATAACCAAACCAACTCCAGCAGTAGCTAAACCACTGGCACCAGCAATAGCCCCACTTCCAAGTTTAGCCATGCCTCCTGCAACACCGGCCATTCCTGTTCGACCCGCATTCTTAGCTGCAAAAGAATTCAATCCGCGTACCATCTTCCGTGAGTTCTTCTTGAAAGCATACGCAGCATCGCCAACTCTTCCGTTGCCTCGATTCCTTCCCGAAGCTTGGTCAGCCGCATCTTCTTCATCCGATCCAGGATTAGCAAAGACTTGTTGAATTCCATAACCTGAAGCGGCACCGGCAATTCCTGCTCCAACCGCTGCAAAGTTATTTGCAACCTTTCCTGTTTCATTAACAGTAGTTCTTGTGTCTTCAGGATTCGTGAGAACCTTTCCAGCACTTTCAACAGTTTTAACTGCAATGCCTGTCGCCATAGCGAAGGCTTCTACAATTGCTGTAGCACCAACAAGAACTTTTGTTGTGTCAGAGAGTCCTTCTCCAAATTCCTCAATCTTAGAAGAAATACCATTATTGTTATTTCCTCCATCACCGCTTCCATCACTTCCAGACGGTACACCCCCCGTTGGTGGTGTAGTCCCAGAAGCTCCTGAGCCGCTCCCTGAGCCACTTCCAGTTGCAGGCGTCCCAGAAGGGGTTCCAACTGGTTGCGTGCTCTGAGCGGGGCCAGGAGAAGCTGACGAAGCTACTTGGTTTCGCTTGACTTTGTAGCGGTCTCGTACTGCTGCAATGTCGTCTTCTAACGATTCAGAGGTTGAGTAGTCATCATTCTCCAAATCGAATCTAGCTTGTCGTGTTAGCTTGTCGATCTCTCCCTTCTCTTGGTCCTTCAAGACACGAAGTTCAAGATTTTGTTTTTCAGCTACTCCCTTCGTTTGCAACTTGCGTTGACGAAGTTCTTCAATCTTCTCGTCACGTTCTTTCTTTGCTGCTCGTTCTTCTGGTTGGAAAATCCCCAACTCGGATACCGCAGCAAATAAACGACCACCACCACCTAAACGAGAGCCAAGGCTGAATGTGCTTAGTCGTCGAACGATTCTGTCAGTTGTTCCTAACTCGTCTTTCTTTCGTGCTTCTAGTTCTTCTTCACGAAGACGTTGCATCTCATCAAGACGAGACGAACGCAATGCTGCTTGTTCTCGCAACACGTCTTCGTTGCCGCCGATACGATCACGGGCAATAGTATCCCGTAATTGTTTTTTAGCAGCACGCTTTCGTTTTGCTTTGCGAGAACTTTCGTAACTTTTAATTGTTTTAGAAGTAACATCTGGTGGTGGTACCAAATCTTCTTCTGTAGCAACTTCAAGCCCATCTGGTACTGGCCCAGGGTCCATAGGATCAACAGCAGCAGGTTCCTTTAATTGTTTATTAGGAACAACAGGCTGATTGAATAATGGTTGGTCATCTTCTGGTTCTGGTGCCGCAGGTGGAGCCGGGGGCTTCTTTGGAGGCTTTGGCGGTTCCCCATTGTTCTGGGGAGGTAGATCGAACAAGTCAGGTTGAGCAGATTCAGGTGATTCAACCTTTGGAGGTTCAACAGAAGTAGGCTCTACAGAAGGAGTCTCTATTGCAGTGGATTCGTCCTCTGGTTGTTTTAATTGTTTTTTCACTCGATCCTTGAGTGACAGCCCTTTCTTCTTTTCCGTGATCTGTTTTGGTGCAACGAATTCAGGTTGAGCCAATCGCCGTTTAGGAGGCTCTCGACTAATTGAATAAGTTTGAGGTTGGTACTTTTCTTTCCACAAGTCAACCTCATCGACCAATCGATCTAATGCTGATTCATCTTGTGAAGGTAGCATTACTTCAACAAAGTCAGCATTGTAATTTTTAATCGGGAAGTCTTTAGCCTCCAGATGTTTAATCAATGCTGGTGATTCATCAGCAGTACGTGTATCGATCTGATAGACCGGATTGTCGCCAATGCTTCCAGTTCGACGTAGATTGACCCCATCACCTAATCGACGAGTAGTCTCGCGTTCTTTCTCCCGCTCTAAGAATTGAGCTTCGAAAGTTTGATGATACGACTTCTTCGAACTTCCAGTCTTTTCCATTTCACGAGGAACGTACTCGCCAGAAGTATCGTCGAGTTTCCCCTGACCAGTTGACAAGAAGTCTTCAAAGTCGGATTCAGCAACATCAAGTTCGTCTTCGCGTGCAATAGGTTCAGGACGATTCAAAGAAACTTCAAGTTCCTTTTTTTGCCTGATCTCTTTTAATCGTTTTAACGCACCTTCGTAGTCATCGTATTCCCCGTTAGGGTCAGAAAGAATCTTTTTATCTTCTTCTGTTGGGACATATCCCGTTGGCTTTTCTGGGGGGGAAGACGAGATTGGTTTCTTCGTGGTTCGAGAGGCTAGAAGGTCAGAAAACCCAAGTTTTCTTTGTCCCGGTGAAGGACTCTTCTTTTTCGTTCTCTTCGACGCAAAAGGACCGACCTTCATTTCTCTCAATACGTCCAGAGCTTCGCTTGCTTCTTCTGGGGAAGAATAGGCGAAGGATGGGGCATTAGGATCACTAGGGATGTAATACTTATTGCCCTTCTTAACAATCTCTGGAGGTAAATTCTTTTGTTGTTTTTTCTTTGGCGCTTCTTCTTCGGGTTGAATGTCATCCCAATCCGAAGGGTACCCCTTGTCAGATGTTTTATTACTTCCAAGCAGATGCTTAGCAATAGCCTCTACCAATTCCTCTTTGTTCATTTTTGAACGGCCAGGAATGTTTTCTTTGGAGGCGAGCTTGCGTAGTTCAGCAAGTGTCGAATCACGAATACTTGTTTCATCGGAAAAAGAAGAAGACTCCAACTCGTCAAAGCTGGAGTCCTCGCCCATCCCGAAGTCATTTTCACGGCGAGTAGCCATTACTAGGTTCTTTCAAGGAATGAGAATAAAAATCAAACTTCGGCTGCAATTGCATCCGGGGTAGGTTGGATAGCGTTTCGAGTCGCGTCAAAGAACACGATGTCGGAACAACCAGCGGGACGGGAGGCATCCGCAGGGTCAAGGTAAGTTTCGCCAGACTCCGTAGGAGCAACAGGGAAAATTTCCATTGTGATTGGAATGTAGCGTGGGCGAGAACCCGCCATCAACATACGAACCGCTTGGTCATTGGACAACAACGCTTTGGGGAACGTGATATCCAATGGGTCAATGGTTTGGTTTGCTGCTGTTGCAGGCAACGCACCCATATCATCCAGAGCACACGACTCCAACAACAATGGTTTTGCTGCGTCCCAGTGTCGAAGACCCGCACCACCAACAGTACCGAATTTGTAACCAGCGGGATCACCTTGGTTACCCATCCACCAAATGATTTGCTCGACTGCTCGGGCATTCCAATGTTGGATGGTGAATGAAAGCGAGAGCGACATACCTTGGTAGATCGAGTCTAGCTTTGTTGCTTCACCGTATGCGTCCGAGTAGATATCGAACGATGCGGGTTGCCATGACAGCTCATAGCCATCAGGCGTAATATCGCCAATGTCAAGTCCGTTCCAAGATGCTTTGTATGCACCCGCAACGACTGACGATTCACCAGCAGCAAGAATAGGCATGGTAGTCCTTACTTGTAAAGATCAAGAATAGTTTTTTTACCGACTGGTCCGATTCCGTTAATCGTCGTTAAATCATTACCCGCGTCGATCCAAGCTTTCAAGCCGGAGGGAGTTTTCAACGTAGGGTCATTGATACTATCTGCAAATGCTTCAATGTCTTTCACGTCCTTTGCAGGAACACCGAATTGACTCAAAGTCTTTGCGATTTCTGAAGGAGCAGGCGTTTGCTCCTCTTCTTCTTGTTGAGGGGGTGAGACCTCGGGAGTTTTATTCTTATTTTGTTTTTGTTCTTTGATCTTCGCAATTTCATCTTTGCGACGATTACGAACTACTTCAATGCACTTAGGACAGGTGGTCGAATGAATCGATCCTGACATTCGCACTTTCGTTACTGGCAACTCACCTGTGCATGTTAGCGGACGTTGCCCATTCTTCATAGGGGCAAGGTGAATCAAAGTCACTTGACGTGGTGAAAAGCCAGTGCAGTTTTCTTTGCAATTGGGTTCATCCAAATCAAGAGCGTATTCACGACAAGTGACACATTGGTACGACATAGTCTCTCCTTAAGAGATAAAGTAATTAATCATTAAACCAAAGAAATAGTTAAATCAAAGGAATCAAAGTAGTCAGCCCACCCGCCCTACCATCTATGGTAGGAAGGGTAGGGAGTCTTTGCAATACCCTAGAAAATGAACATTCTTTATAGGGTTTCTGCGTTTCTTCAAATTTTCTTGAAAAAATTTTGCGGTCGGAAACCTTTAAAGTATGATACTTTCTACTTCCCCGATCGGTGAGAAATAAGGTTTACGATCGAAATAACAATAAAGCCTTTTTGACTCCATTCATATAAGGTGCGAAAAGTAATGCGACGATTTTGAGCTAAGAACCTTGAAAACGCGATATTACTTTTTGCACCCTATAATGTTTCTAGTCCATCTGGGAGAACCCCGCATGAAACAGGAATTTGAATTAAAGGTGCGGTGAAGTCGGTTTGTAACTCAATCCCTACTGGCCTACGTTCAGCATTCTCTGTGGAACTGTAATCTTCAGGAAAAAGTTTTCTTGGTTTTAATGGTATATGAGCAGAGGTGAAGTGACCGATCATTGACGCACGATCTGGTAACTCTGCTTTGATTGCAGAAATAATTGTTGCATCTGTCATCACATGCGTGAATACTTTTTCAGCAAAGTGAATTAAATCCAAATAAGGTTTTGGGTTTTCGTGGTTTACTTGTCGCATCCGAACGGAGGGAGCGATAGTGACACCGATCGCAACTTTAAGAGTGTTGTCTTCTCGCATCAATGTAGTTCTAGCACCACTAACACGAACAAAGTTAACTCCACTAGTTGGGAATACTTCTTCAAACGCCAAGATATGCGAAAAAGACAATTTAGTTTTTAAATTCTCTTGAATCGCTTTAACAACAACATCGCCGTACATCACATTCCCCTTATCAATTCGATTTCGTCATAAATAATCTGTGCTTTGAGGATGGCATGACGTAAAGCATCCATTTCAAGTCGTTCAACGTTCTTTGGAATGATGGGTCTATCTTTGTCTACTTCTTCTGCGTATGGAACAACTGCCACATCAACTACGCAAGTCATCATTCCACCAGTAGACTCATCCCAAGTAATAGTTTTCCCTGCATTTGTATACACACGTCCGCGTGATACCGTTTCTGGGGAAAGGGAAGCGGCTAACTCTCCTGTTCGAACATTAATTAATTCAGCAGGGTCGTTGTAGTGATCTCCTTGTTGAGATGCTAATGCCCTTCTTGCTGCCGTGGTCCTGTTCACCCCTCCAGAAACAGACGAAGAAATATCTTTCTTGTATTTTTCGTACTGACTAGCTGGGAGGTACTTTCGATGCTCTAAGCGTCCTTGTGCATATCGTTGACGAACTACTTCGTATTCGATGACTGGTCCTTGGCCTTTCCCTTTAATCTTTCTGTTGTAATAAGGGATGGCGTATTGCTGAAGACTACCAACTTCTTCACCTAGCATTTTTCTTTTAATAGCAATGGTAACTTCGTTGAGAGGTTTCCATACATTACCATAGTCGTCGGCGTTTCCCTCTGCTCTATCCCAGAAAGATTTATGAAGTAATACCATGTACTTCTTTGCGTACTCAGTTTTGAACTCAGTTCGAACCCTAGTGTATCCCCTGGGAGGTGAGAGGATAAAACCAGGGTGCAAACCTAGTTCTCGACTGACACGTTGTAGGTCGTATCTAGTCGCCATAAATTTGACCCGTACGAGGACGTTCCAATCGTCTTTGATTAGGAGTTACGTGTGTAGAAGTTTTATCATCAACACGTACTGGATAAAAGAAACGTTGATCTGTGTTAGGTGTTTGAACAGCAACATTAACACGCGACGGAATTCCAAGTAGAAAGAGTCCTTCTTTCATTAAAGCCAAATCAGTCATTGCTTGTTCGTACTGTGTACTGTAGAGGCTTGGTTGCCCTCTTCGTACTGACAGTGTGTATAAAGCAATGTAAGTGGCGATTTCTCGGATAACTGGATGAGTCTCCAGTTGTTCTTCGGAATACTGACTTCTTAAATGCATTAAAACTCGCTCTGAAGCGACGTCGATGCATTTTTGAATATGGTATTCGGGTGCATTTAAATCTTCCGTATGATTATCTACACCGCTAATGGAAAATAATTCTTCCATTTCTTCTTGGGATGTTAAAGACATTATTGTTTTTCCTTGTGTAAGTACAGAAAAAAAGGGAGAGCGAGGAATCGAACCACGAAACCCACTCTCCCAATTCATCCCTCCCAAGATGAGTCACTCACCCCGATACTATCACTCGAAGATGACAGTCGGGTTATACACAGCGTTATACTGCGTGATAATTGGAGCGTAGTTTTCCAAGAATCGGAGGTCAACTCGTGGAGGGTCGTACGCTTCGCTTCGTCCCATGTGGAAACCTGAAACATATTGAACAGGCTCGTGGGCATTGTGTCGCATTGGTTCAGTACCAGCGATCTTCTCACACCAATCGCCAGGATGAGGAGTGATAATTGCCTCACCATCTGGGATGTAATATTTAATGTTCGAAGCGTCAGTTTGAGCCGCGAAAGATTCGCTAACTAAGCCAGGAATATAAGCTTGGTTGTAAACGTGGAATCGAATTTGAGGCAATGCCTTGAAGACGATATCGTAACCAGTATCTTCGTAGGTTTGACCCTCTGTCTTTGGACGATTGCTCATCAACTCATAAAGAAGATAAGCGTCACCAGCAACGCTACGAAGCTGAGTGTTTTCCATCAAGTATGACGCAGTGGTGCCATTCAACCAGATATGGCGAAGGGGAGCACCGTGACGAACAGCATGGATTTTATCCAATCGCATCAATTGTTGAATGATTGGTGCGGCTGGGTCATCCCAAGAAACATCTATGACATCGGTGTCTCCTGCGTCAACAGCAAGCTGTCCTTGGTGTTCTGAAGGAACCAGTGAGTCAACGGTAACGACTGCTTCCGAGTCACCCTTAAGCACTGGATACAAATCTTCGCCACCATTGTAAGCACGCAAAGACCAACCGCCACGCATCATTTGGAATGCGAGGAATTCATGCAAGTTGCCGAACTTGTCCAGCTCATGCTGAATTTGACGTTTAATGTAAGAACGCCCATGTTCGTCAACAGTTCCAATTTGCCCGCCAATAGGACGAGTGTGGAACACGTCTTCGAAGTTGATTTCCAATGCTTCGAAGAATCGCGAAGTATGGACGGCCATTTGACCAACAGGCTTACGAGCAACCCGTGCTGGACCCGTCATGTTCATACGAGCCGTTGGCATCGTACGAGTTGGGTTAAAAATGTCATACAAGCCAGAACGCTTATGCAACACTTGCTTGGGTGCTGCTTTCAAGTCCAAACCGTAGAAGCGGGAGAACTCAGTACCGGGTGCGTTGTACTGCCGAATAACACCCATGACCACAGGAACTTGGGTCAGTTGTTGCAGGGTATACATCTGCTAATCCTTAAATTCAAGAGAGTGAGAGGTTGGCGAGGTAACCAACCATTTTCCAAACTGTTCAGTGATGACAACCTTTGTTCCTGGTACCCCTGGAATTAATAAAGTTGTTTTTTCGGTTCCCCAGAATTCAGCTTCGGGGTTATTTAGTTTTACTTCTACTTCGTGCGGTTCAGCAATGAAGAAAGCAAATCGTTTACAAGAGGTAGGCCGCGGAAGATAAACTACACACGACCTACCAAGTGACGAATTGTGATAGTAAAGATTATTATCGTTTTGATCGATAAATACTTCACTATGCAAATGCGTCTTCATCATACGGCTTCAGCCGCTGCAATGGCCTTGTGACCAAACGGGTCGTCTTCCCATTTGAACGCAAGGCGAGTTTGCTCGCGAATTGCATCTTCGTCGTCATCACCAACAAGACCAGCAGATGCATTGCCAGGAACGATGATACCATCGACCTTGGGATATCCACCGATGAGGATGTGACCAACAACGCGATTGCGGTTGCTGCCGTTTGCAGTGACCTTAAGGTTAATCAACAAGATACCTTCGATCTTGTCAGTATCCTTATCGACCACTCCACCCCAGTGAGTGAACGCTTTCCCGTCTGCTGTCTTGGTCAACAAAAGACCTTGACGAAGAACAGTTGGGTCGGAGTTACCCGCGTCACGAGCTGAACCAAGAATAGGTCGGTTTCGACCAACAGCGTTCAGCATCAATGGTTGATACATGACTGCGGTAAGTTCTTGTTCGAAAGCTTCGATTGGAGCCAATTGGCCCGGTGCCATATGCTGGCCGTCCCATGTCAAATACGACATTTGTTTTTCCTTTTAAGAAAAGATTTAGATGTTTTAAAACAGAGTGAGTTACTTACTCAGTCTGCCAACAAAGCGTTAATGGCACCGTCCAATTCTTCGCCTGACAAGAGAGACGATTCTTTTGGTGGTTTGTGAAGAACCTCATCGTTTCCGCTAGAAGACAACAAAGATTCTTCCAGTTTTTCTTTGTCATCACCTTCAGTTTTGGTTTTGCCCATCTTGCTAGCCATCTTTTCGATGGTGTTCAGAGAACGTTCAATTGCAGTTTGAGCAACCTTCCCATCTTTAATTGAAAGTTCGTATTGTTCCAAATCTGCGTAGAATTCAGATTCGGCATATTCTTGGTCGATGACTTCTGCTTCAACCAATTTCTCAACGCGACTTTTAATTGCGTCTTTTCGTTCTTCTTTGATGATGTTAACCAAACTCAGGTTAACTGCTTTCATCGGGTCTTCTTGTACTGGCAACCCTTCAAGAGTTACTGGTTGCTTGGTGTTTGGGTCGATCAAACCAAGCTTTACGATTTCGTTGGCTGCTTCTGGGGTGAGTGTCACTGTAGGAACTCCAGTGGTAGAGAGGAAAACGCTTCGAGGCTCGACAAATTCTTCATCCGAATCCGCCGAATTTTTAACCATGTTAAGTTGACGCACTGAAATGGTCAACACTTTAATCAAGTCTTTTGGAGTGGTCTGCTTAGGCAAGAAGACTCCAATCTTTTCGAGTTCACTGGACAACTCAGTAACATCTGCTTCCATGCTCTCATCTGTTTCCATCCCAGAAATGGAAAGAGCAATGGATTCTTCCGCAATTTCAAATTCGTTTTGTCCAGCGACAACAGGATGCAGAACAGCAGCACCATGCAACATACATGGTCCCCATTTCTGTCCTCGTCCATCTTCCCAGGACTTTCGAATACATGCGGAAACTTCTTTGACTGTGTTTTTGAGTTTTCCTGCATTCGTATTTGAATCAGAAATATCACCATCACAATCGATTTCGCCGCATAGAACGCCATCCTTCATCCACAACTTAGACCAATAGCCAGAGTTGTTGTAAGCGTCAGAAGAAATTTCTTCTGTAACTGGAACAGCTTCTTTGACGTGCTGATATGGGGCAGGAATGCGTAGTCCTGATTCAATCATTTTATTTGTATTTTCCGCAATTGTGGAAAGATACGTTTCATCAAATTCTTGAAAGACACGTTTACCTGTACTTGTAGAAACTAGGTAACGTCCCTTTGGCAAAATGTCTTTTTGAAGTTTCGGCATGATTAATCCTCATGAGGAGCGTATTTAACAGTTAGGGAACCTCCCCCAAAATAGGAGTTGGTAGTTTCTTCTCGAACTCCAAGATTATATATACCCGTGTTATCTGTCAATGAGTCTGGCAAAGTTACAAGAATATAATCTTCAAACTTTTCAATAGCTGCATCATCAGAAGAAATAACAATAATGTCTATTTTTCGAGGAGTTTCGATAATAACATTAAAAGATATTTCCGAGAGGTCTTCAGAGGTCGTTACTTTAATTACTCTTTGTTTTTCTTTGATAAAAAGAGTTCCAGAGTATTCAGTATCGATAGAAAGCTCTACATGAAATATCCCACTGTCACCAGTAGCTACTAACGATCCTTCTTTTGGGTCGTAGTCAGAACCATAAAAAAACCCTTCTTCTACCTTTGATTCAGGCGGAAGAAGGGTTCCGAACAGTTCCGCAAAAGTTGTTGCGGTCATGTTATTTCGTCTCCATAGGTAACATTAGCTGATTCGCCATTTTCAATGGTCATACTGAAAGGTTCGTTTTTCTTTGGGATTTTTGCAATGTCTTCATCGAGTGCTGCTTTTGCAGCGGCACCGTTCTCAACCGCACTAGGCACATTGAGTAGTGCGACTTTTTCGACAATCAGGTAGACCAAGTCATCGGCCTCTACCGACAGCGTCACTTCGCCGCCTTCATTGGCCGCAGCGAAAAACGAGTCTGCTATATCGACTTCGTGCTTTCCGTCGCCAACGTGAGTGATCGCAGAGTCTTTGTGTGTCCCAGCAACGTCGCGAGTCGTCAGCGTCAGGGCTGTCTCGGTGCCTTCGCGGCCATCCGAATCAACTCTTGCACTGATCGCGATCCCGTCGCTTGACGGCCCGAGAACAAGCGGTTCATAGCTTGCGTCCCTCGCCCAGAAGACGATTGTTTGGTCAGTCGACCCCGGTGCTACGCTTCGATTGCTCATCCAACCACCTCTAAACCTGCCATAACTGCGATCTGCCGAATGAATTGGCGTTGAGCTTTGATCACGTCCAGCACATCCGAAACCAAAAGCGTTGAATTGTTGGTCACTGCCACGCCCGAAACGTCTGCCAAAGCGTTACCCGCCGCGTCTTCAATGTCGGCGGAAGCGTAGGCCAATGTCACCAGTTCGCTGCTGTAGACGACCCGATCAAGCGAGTAGACCAACCCGTCACTGCCGCTCCCGCCTGTGTACGTTGCGACAATGGAATCGATCGACAGTGTCGGAATCGAAGTGCCAGTCACGTCCTCGTCAAAAGTGACGGTCAGCGTATCGCCTGCGGTGTTGATTGCGGCTGACTCGATTGTCGGTGCAACTTCGTCAACCGGGATGATCGTCAACGTGACTTCTGCCGGATCGCTGACGTTGCCTTCGTTGTCGGCAATCGTGTACTCAAACGAGTCGCTTGTGGTTTCAGAATCGTCGTGTGTGTAGTCAACGGTCCCGTTGTCATTGACAACGATACTGCCGTTCTGCGGAGCAGTTGTGATCGTGATGCTTGTTAAATCCAAACCACTTCCGCCATCAGAATCGTTTGTTGCGAGATTAAGATTGAGTGTTCCACCTTCAAGCAGAGCGAATGCGTCTTGCACGGCATCAGGCGGCACTTCATCAACGTCAGTAACCGTGACCGACAACGCCTTAGCAAAATCGTCGGTCCCGTCATTGACGTTGACGCGAATCGAATAGCTCGACTGCGTCTCGTAGTCGAAGACTTCAGCGGCTTTCAGGCTCGTGCCGTCAATCGTAAACGAAGCGTTGTCTGTGTCGCCCGTGCCGCTAACCAATGTGAATGTGTGAGTGTCGCCTTCGTCTGCGTCGGTTGCAGAAAGTGTGCCGATTGCGTCACCGATTGAGTTGCCTTCGGTGATTGTCGACGACGAAAGCGTAATGTCGGTGGGTGCGTTGTTCGGAGTCGCGTCGACCACCGAACCAGTGATCCAGGGATCGCTATTGATATTCGCGATTGAACCCAACGCGTCAACGCTAATCTCTTTGTGCAACGTCCGAACTGACGAAGTTGTTAGCCAAACTTTGAAATACTCAAATTCCGAATCGCTCGGCATTGTCACCGGGGCGAATTGCAGCTTGCGATTCGTTTGTGCCGTGCCGGAACTTGATGACATGTCACCGTCCACAACAAGCACATTGTCAACAGTCAATTGGACCTTGCTGTTGTCGAAGTCCACCAGCATGTTGATTGTGTAAACACGATCAGTTTCGTAATCGAATCGGGTTTCGCCGCCCGTGTAGACAATTGATGCTGTGCTGTCCTCGATGGCCGAAGGATAAATCTCCGACGCACTTGTAAAAATCAATTGCCCTGCCGAAAGCTGACGAAAAAGGATCGAACTGTTTGGTGGGGCAGACGGCAACTTTGTTTTGACTTCGTACTCGATAACGCTTGTGCTTGCCGGTACGTTTGCCGTGTCTTCGAAAGTCGCACCGTTGAGAGCAAACGGGTCCGCCAACGTCTGTACCGTTGTGATTGTTGGCGACACCTCAAATCCGTTGATTGTGATGGTCGCCGAAACCGACGTGCCACCCGATGACGACGATGTCTTGCGAATTTGAATCTTTTCGAGATGGTCAATCGTGCCCGACGAGGTTGTCCAGGCTTGCACTTCCGTCGTCCCGTCTGACTCGGTGGATCGCCACTCAACTCCGGTCCCCGGCACAACCGTTTGGCTGTCGCGTCGGTTTGTCACTGTTCGCAGCGGAAACGTGACGACTGTGTCCAGATCGACTTGCGATTGATCTTGCCAAGCGACACCAGAATCGACATTTTCCCACTTAACGACTTGCGTGTAATCAGTCGTCACCCAGTCGATTGCATTGGTTGTGCCAACCGCCCCGAGTCCTTCCGCTTCGGCTGCGGATGTCAACGCAGATTCGACTTCTGAGACCGTTGTTGCCGTTGCAAGGTCGTCAATATCTGGAAATAGCAGATCCGCATCGGCAGCATCGGAAACAAGCAACGAATCATTGAATCCAACCTCGCCGTCATCGACTATCAAACGTTGGTAAACCGTCTTGCTGATTGATGCCGAACTGTCGTCGGTAGCAAGCCGAATCGCTGAATCGGTAGAATCAACGTTCTGAGCGTTAAGGACAGTCGCACCGAAAATATGTGTGTCCCGTGCTGGGTAGTCATTCGAATCAGTTTTTTCGCCAACCACCAAACCGACGTCTGACCCACCGATCCAAGTATCGCTGATCGATTGGAAACGGACGTAGCTCGGCGTATAGTCGTTGTCAGAAATCAACGCTCCTTGTCCGGTAGATCCTGTTCGGACAGGCTGCCGGATTGTTCGGAAACCTGCGGACAACACGTCGGAAATTGAACCAGCACCGTTGGCGAACATCTGGAACTGATCGCCATGCGGATCGCGAGCATCGCCATCTTCGTCTTGCGCTCTACCACTTCGCGAAAACGGCACTTGCGTCAGATTGCGAAGTACGTGGACCTCGCACGAGGTGCCGACACTGAGCGAGACAATGTCCTCGTATATCTGTTCGAATTCGTTGTTGAAAATAACAATCTTATTCTGAGGTATCCCAAAACCTTTCGCACCTGATCGCAACGCTTTCAGTTTGCTGTTTTGTAAGGTCACTTCGTTTACTGTCGCTGATCCAGACGCGGCGAAAGCAGAAGAAAGATATTGAGGCAGTCCGATCTCAGTCCGTGCATTAACCGACACAGAACCAGATGCGGACAAGATCGCAATATGCGTAACTGACTGCGGATCGAAGCTGTCAGTGCGAACTTGAGCGGCACCGCTGGCAGCAAGGGTATCACCCGAAGTTGCCACGACTGTGTTGTCGCCAAGTTTGAAGTAAACATCCTCCGCACCGTTGTTGAAAAATTCGATCCAAGCTGACGTTGCTGATCCGTCCTTGAACGTCAGTGCGTACCGGGTGCTCGTTGTGGTCGCTGTCAGATCGTTGTCGATTCGCTCATATTCTGCCAGATCCGCCGTCATATCAAAATCAACAAGGCTTGCTCCGTACCCGTGACGGAACAAACAATCGTTGAAGATAAGGTTGTTAAACGTTCCTGATCCAAAATTAACCAAGGACTGGTTGGTGTAAGGCCAGCCGGTACCAACCACTCGCAAGCCGTCGCAAATAACGCCGTCAATCGTTCCTGTGTAGTCCAGACCGGCGACAGAACTTGATGCGTCGGCACTCTGAATCGTGATCCCTGACCCGCTGAATGATCGATTGATTTCTGGACGCCCCGTGACCACTCCGTCAGCCTCTAGCACATCGCCATCGGTCGCAGCCGCAAGCTCGATTGCAAATTCAGCAGCAGTAGTGAAAGTTCGGGTTGCCATTATCGGAAAATCACGATTCGGAGTCGGACTAGGTTAGTGACCTAACGTGGTTAGATCAAAGAAGAAACCTCACAATAGCAATACCTTTCCCCCCAAACAAGTAGAAGGGAAAGGAAATTCCGATTTTTTTTTTGCTAGTCCTCATGGGGGGCGTAAGTAATAACAATTGAACCTCCGCCATAATATCGAAAAGTTGATGAGTCTCTAAATCCAACAACGTAACTTCCAAGATTATTGTAAACTTCTGCTGGAAGATCAAAAGAAATTGAATTACTTGTTTTATTTAAATCAGCGTTAGCAATAATAGCTACATCAGTTTTTGAAGAAGACTCGATAATACAAGTAATATCAATCGCAGTTAGATCATCTTCTACTGCAAATTCTGCGGTATTGTTGTTTTGTTTGACAATAAAAGACAATCTTGTTTTTATTTCAGCCACGGAGCCATATCCAGGTAAGTTGTAAGCAAGTTCAGTTGAAGGAACAAAAGTACCAACTGTGTCATCTACTTGAACATTTAATTTCACATGTTCTGGAAGAGGAACATAGCAACTGCCGGTTTCCCCATTTCCCATATCAACGTCGTAACGAACATCTTCGGGGTCAACATTAATACCAGAAGGTTCACCTTCAAGTGTACCTTCAAACTCTGTTCCTCCAGCACCATAAAAAACACCGTCTTCAACTTCTCCTACTTCTGGGAGAGTGACTGTTCCTGTTGTGGCATCTACATTGACACCGTTGAGCACTTCACTAGCTAAAGGAACATAACAAGTTCCGGTGCTCCCGTCTCCTCTATCCACTCCAAATCTAACATCGGAAACATCCGCGTAAGTAACGCTACCTCCAGGAGGGTCAGGAACCGACGCAGAATAATCACCCATTGGAGGGTTATTAATCTTTTTAAATTCAATTGGATTGTTGAAATGAAAAACAATATTGGAGTCACTATTGGTGATATCCAAAGCATCATACTCTTCAGAAAGATCAGTAGCTAATACTACAATGTAAGCATCCTCCAAATATAAAGCATTTACATAGGTCAAAGCTTTTCCGAGTGTAGCCCATCCTGTTCCTTCTGTCAGACCATCATTGGAGTCATCACCATCGTCTGTGATGTATCGAACGTTCATTGTTGTTGTACCTATGTAGAAAAGCCCCTAGCGAACTAAGGGCTAAAAACAAATAAATGTTTACTCGTCTCTTAACTCGAACTGTGCTTTTTGCAAGTGAGTTGCGTCAGATTCACCTTTATTAATCGAATGAATAGCATTGATTGTATGAAGGAGAACCCTACCATGTTTAGTTTGTCTGTCTCGAACATCTTTAATGGTTTCGCATAAATTTTCAAGTATGCCTGCCATTTTATTGTTCGACTCTGCGATTAACCGAAGTTGCTCGCTATCTGTTAAATCTTTGGTGCGTTGAAATTCATCTCGTTTGTCTTGGCGTTCATCTTCTTTGTTCTGGCGTACTTCCCATCTCCAGATAACAAAGGCAACTAACCCTAACCCTACAAGAATAACAACTAAAGATTCGCTCCGTCCTTCGGTAGCTTTTGTCAGTGCCTCGACACCTTGAACGGGATCAATCGATGAGAGCATCACTTACCCTTGTTGTTTTCATGTCGAAATCTTCACTGATTGGCAACTCCAAAATTAGAAAACGTTCTTCGACTAAACTCATCCACTTCTGTCGAGCGAAAAAAACGGTGTGTTGTTTTTCGATCATTGTTTCTAATCTGTCCTCCATTAAATGAAGGTCAGCAGTAGTCTGTTGGAGTTTACTCGTTTGTTCGATTAGTAATCGTCGTTGCTTTTTATCTTCTTGATAGATGTAAACGAAGACAAAAAAGAAAACCCCTAGAACCAAATAGTTAAGGGGCTTTCTCTGAGCCTTTCGCCTTTGGCTAGAGGTCATTTGGCTAACCGTGCAAGAGACTCAGCGGAAGTAGCAGTGGTGTACCCAGTCATTGGTTGAAGACAGGTACCATCCACTTTACACACAATGAAGTAAGGAACCGTAGAGCCTCCCGAGCTTGGAACGATTTCTACATCAACACCCATAGCAAGCAATTTGGGCATCTCAACCGCTTTCCATCTTTCACATGGTGGGCAAACTCTCCCTGCGGGCATTGTATACATTGTAACCTTCGGCTTAACTGAAACAGTATCAGGAACAATAACTGTTTTGTTTTTTGTCTCAGCCTTTGGTGCTTCATTCAGCATTTCTTTCATCTTGCCCAATAAAACTTTATTGTTTTGTTCGAGCATTTCTTGAATACTGTCATGAATCTTTGCCATGGTTACTTCTGACTTCGTTTCCCATGACCCTTCCAATCCTTCCCTGGGGGGTGAAGCGTTTTTCTCAAGCTGGTCAGCCATAGCCAACAGCTTAGCATTGATTTCCCGCATTTCATTGAATAGTTGTTCAATGTCTTGGGATGGCGAGTTTGATGTTTTCTTCTCCCATTGTGCGTAAGTTGGTGATGACAACATTATCACGAGAAAGAAAAACAATAACCCTTTTCTTAAATAACCAAACATGTGAGTCTCCTTTTACTCAGCGGTGATTGCTCGAAGTCGTCGTTTAAGATCAACGAGTTCATAAAGCTTCTTTTGGTTCTCTTGGGAACCTGAAGTAGTTTCTTGGACATGCTCTAGACGAACAATCATTGCATCGATGATAGGATCAACGCTGTTGTCCCCTGGTGCCCAATTAATTGTAAAAGAGTCGTAATAGGCACTCCCACCTAAGTCCTCTCCCTTTACGTTCTTTAGGTTAGTAGACCCAAAGTTATCGGTAGGAGGGAGAGGATTGTAAGGCGATGGGCCTAAACCTCCAAGTCCTTCTTTCTCCATCGTTTTCTCCTGACATCCAAGGATGAGTACAAGAATTGTGACGATGATTGAAAAAATAAATAAAGGTTTTAGAGCCTTCATATCATGCAGCCGTAGCAAGAGTTGCAGATTCGAGAGAGAATGCTTCGTGAGCGGTAGCACGATCCAAAGACAACAAGCCTAGACCATTCTCGCCCCACCCTTCTCCCCAGGAGTTTGCGATCAAGATCATGATTTCGCCATTGCGAAGAACCACGTCAAGAGCGTAGACCAAGTGCCCCCACCACATCAAACCCAAGGTAACTGGGTTGTTGTAGAAGAGAGAAGAAACAATGGCATCAATGTTTTGACGCGGTAGTTCTTCTACCTTGGTCAGTTTGTGAAGCATAGCGAACTTTCGCTGTTCTTCAGTATCGTGACTTCGCGAGTTGGATGCTTCAGGCCAACGGTCAACGGAACTACACCCGTATTTCGCAAACCCTTTAATGGCTTCTTCTGCCCAACCACCAACATCACGATAATTCTTAATCTTTGCCGCAGTAGATGCAGCAGAGAATTTAATTGTATTTAAGTTCATCCGTGCTCGCACGGTCATGAACCCTCCAATTGTTCCATAACACCAGCACCAAGGACGACGCTGTTGATTCAAGATAGGAACATTCTTGGCTTTCCAAATATGGTACAAGCCATTTTTGTTTCGTTCACGTTCTTCGATTCGCTCTTTCCATTCGGAACGAGGAACCATGGGAAGCGAGAACAATTGAGCAAAACCACCTACAGGGTTCTTTTCAAAATCACGTCCATCAATGTATCCGCGAAGGTCATTGGTAGAAGAATCATTTTGAAAAGTCTTGTAGTTGAGGCTATTGATAACCTCCAACTTAGGCATTTGCTTTACGCATTCGCTAGTTTGCATCGTCATTTGTTTTCTTCCAAAAATTGAATGGTTCGGTCAACGTCTTCGCCAAGGCGAGAGGTTTGATAACCATCAGGGGTAACAATGCCAATGGCAGGTAAAGTAGGAACTTCTGATCGAATCCTTTCTTTAAGTTCCGAGAAGGGCGGAGGAATCATAAACTCTCCGGTATCTGGATGCGTTTGCGTCAAATCTTCTTCATGATCGATTTTCAACAAAGCTGCTCCACCTTCATACTTTGCACAATTTTTCTCTGCCCATTCAACTAATTTCGGTGAAGTGAAAATAGCTTGCTGGGAGGTAGAAAGTGTTTCTCGCTGTGCTGCGTTTTCCAGAATCAAGACATACGTTCCATCAACGTCTGGATTCGGGGGAGGAGATGGACCCGGCGTAATGTCGCATCCAGGCCACAGTAAAAACAATAAAAGTAATCCCATTAGCAGGGCAACAATCCACCCTCCATAAGATTTTTCTTTTGGTGTTGGCGTCGTCAACCGTGGTAACGGCTGATACTGCTCAGTCAAATCATTCATTTGTAGTTACCTTCTTAACGGGAGTTTTCCGACGACGTGTAGCAGGCTTCTTTGTTGCTGCCAATTCTTTTTGGAGTTCAAGAATAGTATTTTGCATCTTCTCCATCGTCATTGGTTCTAGGGGAGTAGGGGGAACAAATCCTACGTGATCTGCAAGTTCATTGATTTTATCGTTAAGCAAGGTTAATTCTTTTTTAACCCTTTCCCCGCTTGCTGCTCGACTGATCCTTGCATTCAATTCTTGAAGCTGACCTTCCAATGTAGTCGGCTGAGCTTTCTGAACCCTAGCTACTTCAGAAGCAACTTGGGAACCAATCTGTTCCTCCATGTTCTTTTGAACTAAAGCAATTTGCTCGTTCTCTACTCTTCTTGTTTGTGACCAATCAGCGATTAACTGATAAACCATTGTTAAGATAGAGATAATCCCAGAGTAGAACGCTAGGACCACAGAACCAACAAGCCAACTCAATCCAGAGACAACTTGAAAAAACAAATAAACCCCGGACTCCATTCCTCCCGATTGGCATTCACCACGGGAAACGTTTGGATTCATTGAACAATACTTATTCAACATGATGTCTCGGAGAGCACCAGTAAAAAACAAGTAAGTCAAAAGAATAATGGTTCCAAGACCAATGAGAGTTTTCAGCGAGTCCTTTCGCGAAACTGTAATTTCAACACCACCACGATAAGTGTTAATGTTTTCAGTAGTGACTGTCATGCGTAACCTCGATACCCGCTTAGAGGGCTGTATAGGGGGGAGTGACGTATCGACTGATACGGTAATATTGGAGATGGCACCGACATAACCGTCAAGGTCTTTTCTCGATGCTCCATAGCATTTTCGCCTAGAACTTCATCCAAAGGACCAATTTCTGTCGCTGCATCCGACAAAGTGTCGATGATATCATCGGTTTCATTTGGCATCCCTGTCCATCCGAATACCTCATCTTCGGCTTCATTGATCCACGGAGCGTTATGCGGGAAGTAAACTTTCCCTGCGTCCATCAAGAGTTGAGCCGCGATGCTGTTCTCTAGCTTGTCTGTTCCTTTCTTGTTCGCTTTAACTGGAACACCCAAGTCTCGAACATACTGAGAAGGACCAAGCCCAACTCCATTTGTCTCCATCTTAAAATAGATACTGGGAAAAGGCTCGACCCATTTGGTGTACATCGCTACCACTTCAGTAACCACCTTTGGTATCTCTTCTCGGAATCGTTTCATATCCAACCAGAATAAATCTTTATTCTCTGTTACACCCCAGATAGAGATGACAGTGTAAGACGGAGAACGATTAGCGACTTTTTGATCGATGATACCTTTTTTAGTTGTTCCCGCAGGGTCAACAGTAGCAAAAACCTTTTTAAAGTTACTAAGTGGATAAACGACTGGTCCCAATTTATAACTGGTCGGGAACAAGTCGTAGTAGCGGACGTTCTGTCGCTTGAACCTCGTATCAATTCGTGCTTCCCAGTTACCATCACGCAGAGCTGATTTCATTTCAGGTGCGAGGTTGGTCAACAACTGGTCATAATCCTTTTGATCCAAGTACGGGTTATCTTCCAAGAAGCTAGGAATAAATTCCCGTGTTGGGTGCGTAGACACGAAGGGAACTTTAATTCCTTTCATGATTGCATCAATTGCATCTCGCTTATCTGGATACAATTTAGGGTCTGGAACAATAGAGAAATACTTTTTAATCCATGATCCGCCTTGTCCCCCAGGGTTGCTAGCTGCAAGCATTCGAACAGGAGTTCTCTTCTTTAATTGACATTCTTGGCAATCATCTAAATAAATAGCGTTACCTTGTTTGTCTTTCCCATGCGTAGAACAAACCGTTTTTCGAAGTCGAGTCAGCAACCATTCGTAATCATTAGATCGTTCCCAGTGAGATAGCTCATCAAAACATACCGTTTGATACTCTGCCGACTGGTATCGATCAGAAGCGTTTGCATCCCCAGAATAACCAAAGCAAAGCTTGGCATCATTGCCTCGACTTCCATCAGGATTAAACGTTTTAAAGTGATAGGCATGTTCACTAGGAACATACCGGACAGGCCCGCCACGTACTGTGTATTTACGCAGCCATGCACGGGCACGGTCCAGCAATGCACCCGGTTGCTTCAAGTCAGACAGTTGGCGACGAAAAATGATACTGGCATACCCAGGAACATCCATGTACTGCAAACCTGCCATTAAAAGCAAGTCCGATTTCCCCCCTCCCAGAGCACCACCGAAGAAAACTTCTTTTGTTGTTTCTGCGGCTTTCAACGCAGCAAGCTGACGCTGTGTAGGTTTGTGAGGAATGAACGGATGCCATTTAATTTTTGTCTTCGCCATGATCTTATCCAAGGTAACCGGGAGTCGTAGGTACGAACGCTTTTGGTGATCGCACGTAATTATTAACAAACCATTCCCAAGCAAGCTTCAATGCCCACTTAATCAAAATGCTGAGCATGATAGAAAGTATGATACTTTTGTATCCAGCATCTTGCAGATACTTAGTGTACTTGGGGACAAGACGACGTTTCAATGCAGTACGCATATCCTTCCAGTAATTTGCTTTTACCTTTTTAGCAATTTTGCCAAGAGATTCAGCGTGAAAGAAATTTGCACTGTGCATCAAATTGTCGTATTCGCCTTGCAGGATACTACGAGCACCCCGTTTTGTTTCAAGAGAAATAACCATTATCCACCATTTCCAATAAAGGGACCATCTTGTGATTTTAAATACTCTTCTTGTGCTTCTACCAATGGGTCTTTGTGGTAGTGCTCCTTCTCCCGCATCTTTTGATGGTACAGGTGATCGTCAGGATACGTGTAACCCTGTGGGTGTCCGTCCATAGGCCAGTTTGGAATAGGATCAGGTACCGGAAGCATCTGAGATAGAGGATCATCTGCAATTGCGTCAGGTTCCTCGCATGTTACTGCTTGGCGGATTGCCCGAACCTCCTTTAATATTTCTTTCAGAATCTCTTTCTTGGACTCTGCGTCAGTATGCAACGTGGTTGCAGTGACATTTTCTGGGAGGGTAAGCGTTGCCAACCCTATCAACATCCCCAGCACGAACAGTGCGAACTTTTGTTTGTAATTCATTCTGGTATTACTTTCATTGAAGGGTCGTCTGCAATCGCATCTGGCTCAAACCCGGCGATTCGAGTATTGAGGATGCCAAGATATGCGGTCATGTAATACCGCTGGTTCCAAAGAAGGGTTTTTTCTTTCTGGGAGAGGGAGGTGAACGTTTCATTGTTCTTGATGAACTCATCTAAGGCTTTCACGCGAGGACTAAGTTCGTCACGTTCTTTGATTACTCGTTCTTGAAACGTAGTTTCCTCTGGAGCGTTAATCTCCCTAGCAATGTGAACAGAGAGGTCATTTTGAATTGGGGTTCCTTCAAGCAGCTTTACCCACTTGGCGTTGTGCTCTAGTGATGCCCAATTTCGCCAACCTTTTAATACTTTTTGATAAGTCTTCATTCGATCTCCAAATCGTTAAAAGTAATTAAATCATTTTCGATGGTAACAATCTTTACGCGAGGAGTCCATCGAACCGCTTTACCTCCGCGTTTCACCTTTAGCTTTCTCCATCCCCAGAGATGAGCGGAACCGCCACTGGATAACCAGCAACGTACCATCTCTTCATTCTCCAGGAACTTTTCTTCATGTTCTCGCCATGCCGTAGTGAAGCATTGCACGCCAGCAATACCTGACATTAGCCCGTCACCAATGGGGCCGCAAGTGATGATGTCGAAAAGATTGAAAAGGTCTACGCGGTTACCGAAGGCTCTATTTGCTCCAGCAGTAATGTATCTTTCAACAATGCCTGCTTGGATACCTTGCTTACGGAACCATTCTAGGGTTCTACGTGTGGGGCTAGTTCCTGCCATTTTCTTCTCTCAGGAGGGACATAAAGAAACCCCCTAAAAACAATTAAGTCTTTAGAGGGTCTTGAAATCAGTTGGCGGCATCAGACATTATTTGAGCAAAATCCAAGATAGCTTTTGCTTTCGCATTTTGTCGCTTCTCATTTGCGTGGGTCATACCACCGTTGGTCATTGCGACGATGCATCCAGCTTTGACTGCTTCTTGGAAGATGGGACAGTCTTTCGAGTAACCTTTTTTCGGTTGTGCTGGAGTTTTTTGAACTTGGGTTTGTTCTTCCTTGGTGGGGGTAGATACTCCTGCATCTTGGGACTCCGGTTGTTTTGGTGCTTGGGAAGGATTGTTGTTTCTACGACGAGTAGCCATGGTAAATCTTTAAATGTAATTAGTGGAACGGGACTCCTAGACGACTTACCAGGATAAGAGGAAACGGGACTCCTGGTCAAGTGGCGTAGTTGTGGGGAGAGAAAGGGTTCCTTTTGTCGTCCTTAATTGTTTCGGGAAAGAAGGAACCCTCCGCTTTGGCTTAATTGTTTAGAGAAGAGATGAGGCTCCTGGATCGGCTTAAGAGAACGCACCGGGACTCCGAAACTTAGTCTCGCGGTTGCTCAAATTATTTTGAAATAAAACAATAAAACAATTTAACTTTTTAGGGAAAGAGGGGGTTGACAAGAAATTTCCCGATCGGGCATCCTCTCCCCCTC